AGACCGGCGGCGGGTCCGGGCCCGCGTCCTCCCCGCTCACGCGAGAGCCTTCGTCGTGCCGGTGCGGGTCAGCCGGGTGCGGGACGCAGTGTTCTCCGCACGGCACGCGTCATCGATCGGTTCCCGATTGCGGATGTGCCGCTGGTAGGCGGAGCGGGTTCCGCACGGGGCCAGTCGTCGCCCGGTCGATGCTGGGGCCGGCGTGGGGGCTGCTGCGCGTGCGGCTGCGTCCTCGGCCGCCCGTCGTGCATCGCGCTCCGCCTGGTCCATCAGGTGCGCGGGGAGTACGCACCCGTCCACCTCGCATGTCCGCCGCACAATTCCCGACGGTGCGTGGCCCCGGTCCAGGCGGAACGAGATCTGCTGCGGCGTGTAGTAGCGGCGGTCCAGGGCCACCGGTACGGCCCCGGTCCACCCGGTGTGGCCTTCGCCGAGGGGTACGGAGCGTTCGTCCCACAGGGTTTGCAGAGTGCGGACCGGCCGCGCCTTGGGGGCGGTCGGCGGGTTCTCGCCGGCGGCCTTGCGGCGGCGCGCCAACTCGTCCGCCATGGCCCTTCGTTCGCAGGGCTTCAGGCCGCCGCGGATGCCGTGTTCGTTGTCGCCGGTACGGAGCGCGTCGAGAACACAATCCGCCTGGACCGGGCAGGGCCGGCAGATGGCTTTGGCGTGGGCGATGCCGGTCTCGTTGTTGTCGGGGAACATCTCGTCGGGATGAATGTCGGGCGCACGGCAGGCCGCTTGGTTGATCCACTGGCCTGCGGGTTCTGTATCGGGGACCTGGCCCGAGTAGGCGGTCACGACGCCGTCACCGCCTCGCGCTCCGGCCACGTGCAGCCAGCCAACGCCGCACGGTGCGTCTCCGGAACCACAGCGAGCGGCACGCCCAGCCAGTCCCGCGCCATCGCGTACAGCACGCCGGCGTCCGCCTCGTCGTACCGCCACCGGCCCTCGGTGTGGATGCCGAACAGGTCGGCCGCCGCCGCCCGCACAATGCCCTTCAGCACCGTGCCCGACGCCCGCTTGCCCGTCGCCGGGTCCTTCGGCTGCGTCGTCCCCGTCACGTATCGGATGCGCTGGTCCGGCGGCACGACCGCGTACGGGATGCCGCGCTTCCACAGGTCGTGGCGGACCATCCACCGCATCGCGACAGCTGGTCCATTCCGGCGAAGCGGGCTTTGGAGAAGGCGGCGCCTTCGATGATGACGAAGTCGGCGTGGCGGTAGAAGCTGGCGCAGCCGTCGAGTTGTTCGGCGAACCGGCCGTGCAGGGTCGGGTGCTTGGTGTGGATGTGGTCGGTCCAGCCGTCGCCTGCTACGCCGGTGGTTCCGATGGCGACGTCGAGGGCGATGGTCAGCGGGCCGGGGTGGGCCGTCTTGGAAGCGGCTGGCGCCTGGCGCTCGCAGTCGAACAGGGGCATTGTCACTGGTCCCCCTCGGGTGTGTTGGTGTGGTGGTCGCGGACGGCGTCCCACAGGCGTTCCAGCCCGGCGGCCCATGCCGGGTCGGCGGCGGTCTCGCCGTACGCGGGCGCATCCCAGGCGAGTTCGAGCCGGTCGAGCGAGACGACCTCGCGGTCCGTGTACTGGCCGGGGCCGGGCTTCACGCCGGGCGGCAGAGTGATCCACCGGTTGAGGTTGTCGTCCCACACGTCCAGGCCCGGAGTGCATGCCTCGCGGATGAACCGGTCCCGCTCCGACTCGGCCCGCTGAGCACGCCGGATCTGCCAGTACGCGGCAGGCAGCGACACGGCGAAGACCGCAGTGACGGTGAGGAACGCGGTCAGGCCGTTCATGACGCTGCTCTCCGCGCCTGCTCCAGTGCGATCCCGTACACGGGCTCCCGCTCCCGGTCCCACACGCCCATCAGCTCAGCGATGGGTGTGACGACGGTGTCGTCGTCGACGTACGGGCCGGTGTCGCGGAGTGGGGTGTTCCACCAGCGGGCCGTCAGGACGGCGACCACGAAGAGCGCGGTGAAGACGGCGATTCCGGCGTGGACGCTGTCGTTCACGGCGACACCTGCTTGTCCCGCTCGGCCTGGTAGCCGGGCTGGTAGGGGCCGCTGTCCAGGAGTCCACCGGCCGGCATGCCGAGTGCGTTGTCGAGTTCCTTCTGGAGGTGGTCGGCGCGGCTCCGCTCGGCATCGAGTTCCAGCCTCAGCTGAGCCGCGTCGACTTCCTCATCGGACGGCTCGACAGGCTGTGCCATTTCATGGATCTGCCTGGCGAGCGACTCCTCCACCCTCCTCACGTCGGCGAGTTCACGGCGGACGGCGGCCAGGTCCTCGGTGAGGCGCTGGTTCACGATCGTGATGTCGGTGTTCTGCTCGGCGGCGTAGGCCGCTTCGCCGACGAGGCGCTCGTGACGCTTGCGGGAAACGAACGGGGGCTTCATGCCGCGGCCCCGATCGGACGCAGCGGCCATGAGGTGTCGATGACCGCGTCCGTCTCGCCCTTGCCGCGCAGGTGCGCCTGGAAGTCGGCCGCCCACGCCGCGTGCCACTCGGCCTGCTGTGCGTGCAGTTCGTCGAGGCTCAGCGCGGCGAGCTTCGGATACTTCTGGCCGAGCCGCCACGCCACCCGGCAGGTGGCGAGCGCGTCCGCATCGGCCGAGTGCGCGCCGTCGAGCCGGACGCCGTAGTGACGGCACAGGTCGGTCAGCGTCCGCTTGCCCGGCCGGTACATGTCGAGGGCCTTGTCGATGACCTTCGGGTCCACGACACGCAGGCTCCGCCCGACGACCTCGGTCAACGGCTGCACCCTGTACCGGCGCGCCTCGCGGTCCAGCAGGGTCAGATCGAACGGCGCGTTCATGATGACGAGCGGCGTCCCCGACAAGACGATCTGCGTCAGCGCGGCCACGATCTCCGTGATGCCCTCGGCCGCATCCTGCCCGTCCGTCTTGGCCTTTTCCGTGGAGATACCGTGCACGGCGCTCGCGGCCTCGGGAATGTCGACGCCGGGGTTGATCAGCCAGTTCGCGGGGAGGGCCGGGTGCTCGCCACCGACCTCGACGATGCAGGCGGTGACGATCCGGTCCGTCTCCACGTCGACGCCGGCGGTCTCGGTATCGAAGCCGGCCAGTCGGCCGAGGTGCCACGGCGGGGGGCCCGCCATGTCTGGGGTGTGGTTCATCTCTGTGGTCTCCTTGGGTCAGGCCGCCGCGCATAGCCCGCGCGGCGGCCGTCCGTGTGCGGGCTACTTACTGCCGGGCTGAGCGGCCACAGGCCAACTGGCCGGCTCGCGAGGACCGTCCTCGACGACCTCCGCCGGATACACGCCCTCGTCGTCCGGCTGCGGCTCACCGGTCGGGTCCGCGTTCTCCGTGTCCCTCTCCGCAGCGATCGCCATCAGCTGCTTCGACAGCGGGTCCTCGCCCTTCGGATGGACGACGCCCTCCTGCCGCGCCTCCATCCACAGATCGCGGACGTCGTCCGAGGTGAGCGCACCACGCGCCTCAGCGATCCAGTCACGGCCCTTCGGCCCCTCGATCGCAGCGACCGCCCGACCTGCCGCGCCCGGATCCAGTGCGGTCGCGGCGTTCATCGGCCCGGCCAACGCCTGCCGAGGCGTGACCCCCCGCAGTTCGACCACGACGACGGGGAACTTCTTCGTCTTGCCCTCACGGACCACCTGGCGCGGTTCGATCCGCAGGTTCACCGGCACGAACCCCTTGCCGTCCGTGCCGGCCAAGATGATGTCGACCATGCCGCCCCACTCCGACGCGGCGTAGAAACTGTGGGTCTCGGCCCGCCACATGCCCATGCCGCTGATGTCGGGGAGCATCACGTTGAAGCGGGACGTCGCCGAGCAGACGCGGCCCTTGGGCTGGGTGTGCCAGTCCTCTCCGAACTGGCGGGCGCACAGGCAGGGCTGGCGGGTCAGCTGCTCGGTCTGTCCGTCGCAGCGGCGCTGGCAGCCGCCCGCCGACCACATCTCGTTGTACTGGCTGAGCGGGTCACCGGGCGTGATGAGCGCCTCGATCGACGCGGCCTTGGTGATGACGCGCCACTGGGTGATCGTCGAATTCAGCGGCGACCACTGCTCGACGTCACCACCCCACAGGCCGGCGGCCGTACGGACGTGCTCCTCCGAGTGGGAGGTGACGACCCAGGTCGCCGACCGCATGGGTCGGTTGCCCTGGGTGTAGCCGGTGCGCAGGCGGCCGTGCTCGGCCGCGCGCCGCTGGATGTTGAAGAGTCGGGCGCCCACGTCAGGCCACCTTTCGGAAGTTGCGCCACCGGGCCGGGACAGGCTGGTCCGGGGCGAGGAGAGCGGGGTACGAGGAAGGGGCGGCGTGGTGCCACAGCGCGTTGACGAGCGCGCCACGGAACGCCTTATGGGCGTCACGTCCGGCGGGCATCTCGACGAGGGCGTGCGATTTGGCCCGCAGGTTGAGGACACCCGTCCGCTGGATCTTCGGCATCGGCTGCTCGGTGTCGTCGGGGAGCAAGACCGTTTCGCAGTAGCGGAGGGCCGCCAGCTGCTGCGTGTTCTCCGGGTAGACGTCCTTGGCGGAGCGGGTGGCCGACGTCTTGAAGTCGATCAGCCACAGTTCGAGACACCGGCCGGGCCCGGTGGGCAGCCAGACCATGAGGTCCGCGGTGCCCGCGTATCCGAGACGGCGGTGCAGGCAGGTGATCTCGGTGGCCTCGATGTGCTCGTCGATGTCGACGCCCCAGAAGCCGAGGAACGCTTCCAGCTGGGCGAGGTACGGGGCGACGACCGCCTCGACTGCGAACGGGGCGCCGAGGAGACGGAGTTCAGCGGCCCGATGGATGAGGGTTCCGAGGTCGGAGGCGGCATCCCGCACGTCGATGTGGACCTGCTTGAGCTCCTTGGTGAGCGCGGCCCGGTCGGTGATGGCGCGACGGGCGACTTCCATGCGGTGGTCGAGGATCCACTCGATGGTGAGCTTCGCGGCCCAGGGGATCAGCGCGTGCTTGTGGACGCTGGTGCCGAGGACGTTGGTGACGGAGACGAGGTCCGGACCGCCGGCGGGGTCTGTGTAATACCTGCCGTTGGGGGTGTCGTTGGCGTACTTCGGGTTGGTCACTTGGCGGCGCCCTTCCGGATGTGTGGTGCGAGTGCGATTCCGGCGAGGCAGACCCCGGCGGCGGCCACGACTCCGGCGACGGACGCGTACGGGCCGCTGAAGGGGAGCGGGGCGACGGTTGCGGCACTGGCTGCGGTGAGGGTGGTGAAGGTCCACCAGGCGGCGAGGCGGGCGGTCATCGGGTGCCGCCCTTCCGGGGTGCGAGGGCGAACTCGCGGTCGTCGCACGGCCCGCGCTTGGCGAGGACGCCCCGGCGGACGTAGTGCTTGAGGTCTTTGCGGGCGGTCGTACGGCACGGGCCGTGGCCGGCCGCCTGCCACAAGCGGTGGGCTTGGCCGGTGGTGATGCGGCCGCCGACGCGTCGGATCTCCTTGAGGAGGTCACGGCGGCGGGTGCGCTCGACGTCAGCCACGGGTGCCGCCCTCGGTGATGTCGGTCCAGCCGGACGAAGCCCAGCCGTCAGGCCATG